CGCTATCGCCCACCTTCATTTTAGCGATGGCATTTGACTCCGTTGCGTCACCCGCCTTTTTCGGCGGGATTGGAATGTTTTTTTCTACGACCATAAATTGTCTCCTTTTGTCGTACTGATGGTCAATCCACAGGTGCCGCAGTTAGCACCGTCAAACGCCGTCACGCATTTTGGGCAAAGGCCAAGATCCAAACGCCTCTGCAACGTGCCGTCGCCAACTTCTATGTCTGGTAGCGCCCTTGTTGGTACATCGCTTCGTACAGCCGCCTGACAATCGGCATAGCCAATTCCTTCGTCTCCACGTCGCAATCGCTGATTACCCATGTCGGGTCCACTAGGTTGGACAGGTGCAATTCCACTTCCTTGTTGTTGATGACGAGAACGGCGCGCAGTTCCATGTAGTCTTTCGATGCGCGAATAACGTCTCGTTCTGCTACAGCGCCGTCCATGCCTCTCCATCCTTCCAGTAGTCATGTAGGCACTGTGGCCCGCAAAAATATTCACCGTTGCCATTAGCCACCCCCTGATAGCGCCAGTTGAATGTCTCGCCGCATTGCACGCACTTGTCAGTCCTGTTGGCTGCAACCGGCTTGGTCTTTTTCACGCTCCGCTTCTTCCGCATATTTCAGTAATTCAATCGCCTTGTGGCGCATCATCGTCGGCGTCATAGCCAATCGTGCTTGGGTGCGCCCAATCACCAGCAACAAACCCTGTGGCTGCACTACTGCTAAGACGGGATGTTCCTTGTGTGACATAGTTCAAAAGCCGTAATCCATCTTCTGTCAGGCGTGGTGCCATACAATCACTGTCTGTCGTCACCAGCCCCAGTTGCCAAAATTCCTGCCAGCGATCCGGTGTGATATAGGCCGAACCGCTGGCGCGGAATAAGTCACCTATGAAGGCGTTAGAATGGTATTTCGTCTGCGGCATCTGCCTTCTTCGCAGGCTTGAGCTTGCCTGCAATCCAAGATCCGTTTTTCTGGTACAGATCGACGTAGTAAGTCTGCCCGCCGACAACGAGTTGCCCGCCCCAATCAGCGTGCCAATCCTCGGTCTTGCGACCATCCCCGGAACCGGGACGACGATCATTGATCGACAGTGTCATGTCGTCCTTGCCGTACATGACGCGCTTTTGTTCTTCAGACATTCATCATTTCCTTCTTACGATTACCGAACATTTTCACGATGTTGTCGGGCTGCTTTGTGCCGCCCCGTTGACGGAACGCAGCTTCAAGCACCGCAACCTCCGTAACCTTTGCAAGCGTCTCCTCAAGACGGTCATCCGGCGCAGCGGCTACTACTGCCGGGTCAGAAAAAGCCCCGACGGCAGGCTTCAACCCACCGCCGGGGGAGTGGCCCGCGACACCGGACAGGGAGACTTGTTCTGGTGCTGTCGCTGCGGGCTGGGAGGAACCTGTTTTTGGTGCGTCGTCAATCAGGCCGTTTGACTCGCCGTCATCGTCAGAATCTTCGACACCTTTCTCGGTGCCGAACATGCTGGCGAGGGCGTAACGCTTAGCATATGTGATTGCGCCGCCGATCTTCTGGCTGTTGGTCTTGTCATCGACATAAATCGGATAGCGACTGGCGCGCGCTTCACCGCTGACGTGCATCAACACGGTACGCACGAACATCGTGTCATCTTCAAAGTCCACTTCCTGCGTGAAGGTCAGGCCAAAGGCGTTAGCCTGCTTGACGTTGTTGATGACAGCACCAATCGACGCATACTGACTGCGGTTGCCTTTCTTGTCGGCTTCAAACCCGCCGGTCTGCCGCTGGTACTCACACAACGCCTTCGCTAGTTCACTCATCTACCTCAATCCTCTTTGAGTTGTTCTTGTTCACACGCACACGGATGCCGTGGCCGGATGCTTCCGACGCATCTCGCGGTACTAGCTTCTTGATGGCCGTCTCGGCGTCCTTGAAGGACTGTGCAGCGCCATAGGTCTGTGTCCATGTCTCTGCGAACCGCTTCCAATCCAGCGCCTTCTTATGCTCCGTCATGTCATACGGAACGCGCTCGTCAGGCGGGACGGGGGCATCAATGGGGATGGGGATGTAAGGCGGCTCACCTGTCTCGACGGCGTGCATAAACTCTGTCGCCAAGTCGATCAGATAGTCGGTGTAGTGCTTGTCCAGCTTGATGACGTGCGTGGTAGGTTCGTCACCGGCCCTGATAATGTTGAGGATGCCAAACTTGACCTTTTTGCCGGTATGTTCTTCCAGCAAACGGCCATTCCAGTGAAGCTGTGGGCTGTAGCCTTTAACAAGGCGAGGGATGACATCCTGCCACCCTTCGCCCTTCTTAGGACGGCCAAGCGTAAACTTGGCATCGAAGACTGCTTGCGCGCCTTCCCAATCATCAACGCTGCCATCTAAGGTGCAGCGCATGAACGGCAGTCTCTTGGACTGAATGACTAGCTGTTGGTTTCTGACCGTCTTCTGGTGCTTATACTCAAACCATGCGACGTTAAGATTCTCGGTTGTCCAGCCCATCAGGACAGGCCATACAGTTGATAGATCGTCTGGTTCAGTCAGCCCGCACTTTTCTTCCCAAAGACGAGTGATGCGCTCTTGATCTGCGGTAGCGATGATGTTGGCGTCACTGCCGCCAAAAGTATGAGCGCGCTTTGCCAGCGCATCAGGGGGCAGTTTGAATGAATCAAAAAGATGGGGGATGCGCTTTTGAGGCACATCCCCTGTCTCGGAGGTTTGACTACTCTTGCTCATGTGGGTAACTGTAGGTTAGTTACCCGAGTAAGTAAAGGGGTAATTACCCGTTAGTTAGAGAAACTTTACCCCACTAACTCGTTCTAGAGTATTTATATCCTCCGCATCCACTTCGATGTCTTCGAGTGGGTTGCAGCGTGACAGCAAGATTTTGCCGTCTTTCTGACCATTATATTGCAGTATTTCCCGCAATCCGTCGTCACCATAACCGACGACTACTAGGTCTTCTTTCCTGATTGGCTGGTGAGGCTCCACATATAATAAGTCACCAGTTTTGACGCGCGGCTCCATGCTTTCGCCGGGGACATATACACCATACGCATCTTTATTAGAGGCGAGGGAGGCTGGCTTTTCTGCCATTTCAACAGGCTCCTGATCAAACTTGATCATGCAGTATCTGCCCACTACTCTCCTGCCGAAGATTGGCAGTTTTGTGACAACATAACCATTTTCTGGCGGCGCTGTTTCCAACTTGCTGCCGTGAAATTCCAACAGCTTTTCCGTGGTCACGCCGAATATGTCGGCGAGCTTTTCTGCATGAGGGCCGACTTGGCGTCGGCCTAATTCCATTCGTGAATACTCGCTTTGGCTAACGTCTAAAGCCGCCGCGACCTTCATCTGCGACATGCGTGCTGCTGTTCTGCACGCCAGCAAGTTGTTTGGATATTCCATGAATATTCCTTCGACTAATTAGTTCGATGAAGCCACGATTCAAGCCGGGTTGCACTAGATAGCCATGGCTCTGTGGCGACCCGGTCGGGAAATTGGTCCACTGCCGTTTTGGGCGCGCCCCAATTTTTTCCAAATTGACGTTAGTCGTCATAACCTCTGCTCCTTTCTAAAGCAATAACTCTCGGTTAAAAAATACGGTAACCAAACTAAACGGGTTTGACAAGAGTAAATCAGTCAGACTAATTTACCTCAATAACCGAGGGTAAATTATGCGTTTGAACCAATATCTCGTCCAAAACTCAATGACAGCCGCCGCTTTCGCCAAACAGGTGGGCGTTTCTAACGTCGCCGTTTGGAAATGGCTGAACCGTGTGTCGATGCCAACTGGCAAGCACATGGTCTTGGTTGACCGGCTGACGGACGGACAGGTGACCAGCGCGGATTGGGTCATTGATGAGCAAGAAACAGCGGGACAAGGGCTACCGGACAGAGAACAACGTCCGGCTCAAGGCGCTTGAACACGGACTAGATGCCTACCGGGTGCCGCTATCTGGCGGTGCCAGCATCAAGGGCGACGTTGTTGTGAAGAACAGCGTTGACGAATGGGTGCTGGAAATAAAATGCCGGGGTAACGGCTTCAAACAAATCTACTCATGGCTGGAAGACAACGACGCGCTTGTTCTCAAAGCGGACAACAAGCCGGAGTTGGTCGTCCTGCCAATGGCTGACTTTTTTGATCTGTTAATGGGGCGGCACCATGGCGGCGACACCGATCAATAAGGAAGGTTTGAACCTTTCTAACTATCTTGTGACAGATGAACGCTCCCGCGTCCGGTCATGTCTGCATTGTGGGCAGGATTTTAGGTCCTATCACGCCGGGAATCGCATTTGTCCGCGCTGCGAAACTCTCGACAGCTTCCAAAATCATCGCTCTGGCTATCAGCCGTCAGGGTTTTTGCGGAAATGATTGTCAAGCTGTCACGCCAAGAAGAAAGCCAGTGCAAGCAAGCCAGCCGTATGCGCTGGCAGATGAACCGTGCAAGCGGCATCGAACAGCAACGCAAGGCACCTCAAGATGCAGGCGACATTGATCTGCTTGGCATCCGCGCAGAGTGCGCCGTCGCAAAGGCGCTCAGTCTGGATTTCAATCCGTATCACCTGGGCATCGACAGCGGTGCCGATCTGTTCGCTGGAAATATCAGCATTGACGTAAAGGCGCGGTTCAACGGCAGCAATACGCTGTTTGGCAGGCCTGAAAAGTTCCGAGCTGACGTGGTTGTGTCCTGCGAACAGGTCAAAGACGGCATCGGCATCGTGGGCTGGGCTTCAAAGCAAAGGTTTTTAGAGCGCGCACAGGTGCGTGACCTTGGGCATGGCGAGACGATGGCCCTGCCTGACAGCGAATTGACTGACATCAGCGTCCTGTGGCGCGAGATAACGGCAAGGCGGGTAAATGGCGGGACGTGAGAAGAACGATTGGTATCCGACACCCTTCAAGGCAACGGAAAAGCTGTTGCGGGTGGAAGACTTCGACAAAACCGTGTGGGAACCGGCTGCGGGTGACGGCGCTATCTCTGTGGTGCTTGAGGACAATGGTTACAGCACGATCAGCAGCGATCTAAACGACTATGGATTCTGTG